CTAATATCTTGACACCGTTCACTGGTGAGCGGAACATTACGTCTACGTTTGCGAGGCAGGCGGCGGCGATGTCGGCCAAGGTGCAGCCACAGATGGGCGGCAAGGGGGCGGATCTTATGAAGGCGGGCTTCACTGTTCCGTTGTCTGGGCCTGCGGTGAAGGGGGCCGATGTGGCCCACGGAGGAAAGTTCCTTACTACTACTCAGGCAGGGGAGGGCGTGTTGCGTCATCAGCGCGCCCTGCGCCTGTGGGCCAACTTGGTTGAGGGGTGGAGAATCAAGATGGCCGCTGACGGTCACACGGTATCGGTGTGGGGCAACAGGGAAACCGCCCACTTCAAGCCACCGGAGGGTAGCGGCGCAGCCGGTCCCCCCTCCGGTGCGACTACTAGGTCTGCGCTTACTACGAACTTTATGATAACTAATCCGCGAGCAGTTCGGGTAGATCAGACACCGATTATCGGTGCTGGTCCGACGGTACCGGGTGTACCACCGTGGAAGGTTCACGAACTGTGGGGGATAGCACCATCACAATCAGAGTTGCGAAAAGGTTCAGTGATGTCATGGCAGCGAATGATAGACGATTACCAGCAACAACTAGGGGGTGTGCTGTCGGCTCCTGCGCCTAAGGGCGCTGGTGATCCTGAAGATTTGCTTCAGGCTCTCAATCGGAAGCAGGCTCTGGCTGTTGAGAGCATGGAACAGGTTGAACATGATCTGACCGGAGCGAGGCTTGCCATTGAGGAAGCAGAACAGGATCTGATGCCAGCGCGGACTGCGCTTGATGCTGAGTCTCAGGCTTTGGATGAGTTCATCGCTTTGCGTCAGACTGCCCAAGACCTGTCGAATACGCACAGGGCTGCCAATGATGCGTTGACACGCCTTGGTGCGGGGGTGGATGCGGCAGGTAATGAGATTCCGTTGGAGGCTTTGAGCGACGACCTTCGGAATCTGCGCATAGCGGTAGGTATTCTAGGGGAGGGCGATGCGGAGATGCTTCGCATGGCTAAGGAGGCGTTGGAAGAGGGCGAGGATGCGTTGACTGCTTTGGGGAAGTTCTCTCCTGTAGGCGACGATGACACGTTCTATCCGTTGACTCGTTTGCAGGATCGTGAACTGATTCTGGAAAGCGTGTGGGCTAGTGGGTTCCAACCGTTTGGCTCTTATACGCAGGGGCCAGCGGACATGGTGGAAGCGATGACGGCGGTTACTAGGTTCCGTGCGCACGGGGGTTGGGGCAGGTTCTTGCGCGAGTATGACAAGATCCACAATCTGATGAAGGGCTACATGATTATGAAGCCCGGATTCCATATGCGTAACTTCTTCTCTGCTGTGTTTATGAACTACCTGCATGGGGTAAACCTGTCTTCGTATCGTCAGTTCCAGCGGGCGTACTGGCGGTTCCAGTACGACGAGGCATTGGTGGCAGGGTTGGAGCGTCGGGCGGCACGCATGAAGAAGGTCATGGTTTCTCGCGGTATTTGGGGGAAGGCCACTCCTGAACACATGAACATTTTGCGTGAGATGCGCGACGGGGGAATCCTTGGTGGCACGCAAGGTCAGGTGGCTGGCGAGTTCTTGGCGGCACCGCAGGTGGGGGGAAAGAAGATCAACTTTGGTTTGATAAACCCGATGAATCCGCGCAATGCGCCGTTGCGCATTTCGCGTGAGGTGGGAGTGGGTACTGAAACCTTCGTGCGTGGGGTGATGGGGTTTGACACGTTGAAGAAGGGCGGCACGGTAGACGACGCGTTTGATACGGTCGTGAAGTTCCATTTCGATTACGATGATCTGTCGGACTTTGAACGCAAGGTTGTGAAGAGGATCGTTCCGTTCTATACGTGGACTCGTAAGAACATGCCGTTGATGTTGGAACAGATCGGTCGGAACCCGGCGAGGATGACGGCGTACTTGAAGGCTAAGCACGAGATTGAGATGGATTTGAAGCCTCCGGGGATCATCCCTGATTACTTCAAGCGGCAGGGCGCTATCCAGTTGCCGTTCAAATACGAGGGGCAGGATATGTTCATCCTGCCTGACCTGCCGTTCAAGACTCCGATTGAGTTGCTTGATCCGATGCTTGCGTTTGATGCTGATACGTCGGTGGTGGAACGTCTGCGTATCGCAATGGGTAGTTTGGGTACTCAGATCACACCGCTCATCAAGGCACCCTACGAGTGGAAGTCTAAACAGAATCTTTGGAAGGGCTACACGTTTGATGGCCGATTCCAGCAGGTACCTACCGTATTCGTGAAGACTCCGGGCCTGATGCACATGCTGCAACCCTTGGGGTTGGCAGCAAAGCAGAACGATATTTGGATCATGCGGGACTACAACCTGCACACGATGGCACAGTTGATGCCGACGTTTGCTGACATGAGGCGCTTGTTCCCTTCGGAAGAGAGGTATCAGCAGAGAACATTGTCTACATGGATGTCGTTCGCTTTCGGCCTTGGCCTGCGAACTAACACGGTTGAGGAACAGCAACGCACTCTGCGTGCCGAGTTCTACAAGCAGTTGGATGAGATGCAGGACATGCGCAGCATGATGGGTGCGGTGGAACGAACACAGTAGGGACAGTCTCCCCTATGAGTATGAAGTACGTTTCTCGTCAACAGTGGGGGGCCATCGATTCTGGGAAGCCGCTCAGACCGTTCAGGAGCGCCCTCACGGGCCTCGTGGTGCATCACACTACTGGACCCTCAGATCACCCACGGCGGCGCGTCAGGGGCCACGACAGGTACCACGTACTGACTAAGGGGTGGGACTCCATTGCCTACAACTGGTTGGTGTCGGGAGAAACGGGAGAAATATTTGAAGGTCGGGGTTGGATGAAGGGTGCTGCTACACGCGGGCACAACTTCAACACCATCTCTGTCGCCCTAGTGGGCGACAGCGATGATGGCCTCACGCATACAGGCAAGGAGGCAATCCTTGCAGTCGTCGGAGCAGCACGGGAAAAGTATGGCTCGCACCTATGGGTCAAGTGCCATCAAGATTTCTCAACAACTGACTGCCCCGGCGATTCCTTGAAGGGGTGGGTTAGCGCAGGCATGCGCGTAGACGACACGCCATCTACGAATACGGTGGTGGATTGGGCAGGGATTCTCCGGTACATACTGGAGATGGGTGATACTGTGACACCTATCAAGCGCGGCTCGTCGGGTACGTGGGTTGCGTTGGCGCAACGAAGACTGAACGACAGGGGAGCCGACCTGATGGTCGATGGCATTTACGGACGCAAATCTGCGAGAGCGTGTAGACGCTTCCAATCGCAGTTTGCGATGAAGGTCAACGGAATCGTTGACTCAGACACATGGAAGGTATTGTGGACAATATGAACGATCTACTTGAACGAGCGGCATGGACATTCGCGCAGGCATTCTTAGCCCTGTTTGTGATTGGAGATATGTCAACATTGAAGGTTGCTCTTGTGGGTGGTGTGGCTGCGGCCCTGTCAGTCATCAAGACCTACGCAAAGGAAAAAATCTGACATGGCCTCTGACGCTGAGGAAGTGGACGCAAAGTTTGCCGAGTGGATGACGGAGGAGGGCGACAGTATCGCCAGTCAGATCCATGACACGTTGAAGGCAACGTCACACAACCTCAGCATCAACGACGGTAGTCACGCAGTCTGGCACGACGGAAGTCTTGGCATGCTGATGGTGTTACCGTTTGAACACGCGATGGCGTTCGCTGCTGAGAATGTGATAGGGGACTTTGAACAGACCCCGTTACACAACTACGTGTTCTCCACGATCAGCGAGTTGATTATGCGCGCTACTCAACTCATGGGAGAGGACTAGGCGTTAGCGGCAACGTCCAGTTGTCAGCCTCCACCAAGCAACCAATCAGGCAATAGCCGACTAGATCGCGTAGCGTATCATCTACTGTTTCGTGGTTGGGATGGTGCGCATCTTTGCCCATCGCCGTGGTAGCACGCAACGTCGCTAGGTTCTCCAACCGTGCGATCTTGTCGTGCAACCTGACAATCACACCATCCCTGCCGAAGCGTTGAATGTTGTCATGCCCGTAGTCGTCCATCTTTGAACGTAGCAACGGGGAGACGGATTGTGCTGTGGGTGTGGGCGAGTGACCATAGAACCTCACTAGGTCTAGGACAATGATCGCCACAGCCTGATACCAGAGCGTGCATGCTTCGGCGGCGGCATCGCCCTCATGGTCTTCGGGTATGTACCCGTACCAGTTGGCAGCGAAGTCGTCGTACTCTGCACGTAGGTGATCCAGCAATCCGTTCGCATCATTGTACGACGGATGACGTACATTTGATTTGCGCAAATGATCTATTCTTTCCGCATTCATTAGGATTGCTTTATCCCAAGAAGCGGGGTTGATTCTAGGTACTTTCTCCATAAATATGCTCCCTCACATACGGGTTATCTTCCAATGTTTGGCGAAGTTTCGCCAGTATATTATCTCGTTTACGTGCCACGGTAGTCTTGGGAATACCCAATACATATTCCACATCACGTAAACTTAGACGCTCAAATAGCAGAGCGTTTATCAACCATACTTCCTCAGGCTCCAAAGAATCTATCGCTGCGACTACTGCTTCACGCAAGTCGTGGCGTTCTTCTAGGGACACCCGTGTCGTCTGGTGCGGCGCTGCCTGTTGCAGCGCCTGTATCGCAGTCTCAGGTTGACCGATGTCGCGGCGTATCGCCGCAGCATCGAACAGCCATGCGAACTCTATCGGATCACGAAGGATCTCTCTCTTGGGCATATGTCGCTGGGGGGTTGAGGTACTCTTCTGAGATTACCCGTGTACCGTCCGCGTCATAACCGGACGGTTCGCCCTTCTCCCACGCTTCATCGTGGTCAATCCATCCAAGGATCTCCACGGCACGGAACTCTGGAGCAACGGGTCTGACCACGAATAGGATCAGATTCTTCTCCAGTTGTTTGCGGCGCACCGCAGCACTACTGCTGGTACGTACGCGTCTGACTTCAATATTGTGTCCAACATCGGCCATGCCCTTGAACTCTGCATGACGATTACCGGGCCACACATGACCGCCCCAGTATTGGTTGGTTAGTTTAGCGACGGCCAACTCACCGGCACATGCCGCAGCCTGTGCCGTGCGATCGTCTTCCATGCGTTTCTTGTCGTAGTAGGCAGCATCGGCCTTACCCCAGTTCTCAATGTACCGACGGGCACCTACGTGCAAAGCCCACTCGTATTCCCATGATTCCAGTTCAATCAGTATGGCAGTCATATCTTCATCGCATCTACGTGAACTACCTGTCTGTCATTCGCTATGATACCCGCACGTTGGATGCCATCTAACGCCAGTTTGACGTAGTTGTCAATGTCACCACGTAACTTGGTGTGCCAATCGTCAACAGGTATGATAAGTACGCTGGTGCTGTCCTCTTGGAACGTAAGTTCCAATCGGACAGCACCTTCATACACGGGGTGGTCCTCACCCGCCGCTTCAATGTAAGCCTTCTCTGCGCTTACAGTCTCGGTCGGTGTGTAGACCTTCCCCTTGCGTGACATACGGGGACGCCCCTTGGGTACGGGGCGTTCGGGAATCAGAAACGCAAACTCACCCGGCCCTTGTGCGGGCGTCTGCGATGAGTCGTTCGATTTGTCTATCACAATCGTTCCTTCCCGTGAACTTCGGGCCGTCGTCCCACCATGCACCTAGGCGTCCGTCCAGATCCTTCGTCCATGATGTCACATCCGGCACACTATAGCCGGACTCTAACATGGCACGAGCGAACCGGTTGAGGAACCCGTGTCTACCACGTCCAGCACCGTGACTCCGGTAATAGGGAACAGGACCGTTTTCGTACATCTGTTTAGCCAGCCCCCGCAAGCGTGTTCCATCCACTCGCATGAGTGGATCTTTGCTGTAGTCACGGGCAGGTGGTAGGTCCGGTTGGGTAGAAACAGGGGATTTGTAGTAGGTCGCCGCATGGCGCAATAGGTCAAGGGTGGTGCGCTGCTCTTCAGCAGCGATCACGAAGTCGTAGTATTCCAACGGGTCACCGTCGGAATCTAGGATTTCTTGCCGCCCTGCGGGACGTTTCCCACCATATGGTAAACGCATGTAGTTGCCGGGAGGCCCATCCAGTGAGTCCTGTTTAGGAAACACGGCGTCGTAGGGTGCCCCGGTAAGTTGCAACGCAGCCATCAATGCCTTACGCATGATGGCTGCTTCAACCCATTCCTGTGCGAATACCCACACATGGCATCCCTTGCTGCGTGAGCGTTCAACCCACGCACGAATGTCCTGTGCCCATAGGATCGTGGCAGCATTCTGAGCAAGAACAACGGAGTCTTCACCCTCGTCTATGTCCATCGCACCCCACTTACACATCCACACTTCAGGTTGCATGTCCGCGTATTTACGGTCTGTTCCAAAACTGGCAGGCCCACCGTGATTCACGTACGGGTCGTAGACAATCGGGTAAACCCCGACCATCTCTTCGCCATTCAGGTGAC